ACCGCCCATGAACAACGCTTTTCAAGGAACCACCATGAAGCTCAACCTCTGCGCCGTCGGCCTTGGCCGCTCCCTCGTCCGCCCCTCCGGCCTCGCCCTCGGCAACGTCATCCACCTCCCGACACATGGGCCGGTCCACACGCTCGACGAGCAGCCGCTCATGGGCTTCGGGAAACTCCCCCGCTCGTCCGAGAAGTGGGGACTCCACGAGAACGGGGGCACGTTCACCGCCGCCAGCCTGACCGCCCACCTCACGAAGCTCCGGGCCGACATCGAACGCACGATCCCCCTCACGTTCGGGGGCATCCTCCTCATCGACGAGGACGGCACGATGGACTTCACCAACGAGGCGGCGCTGGCCCGGGCGTGGTGGGAGGCGACCGTCTCCACCATCCGCCAGCTGCGGCCCCGGGCCCGGCCCTATCTCTCCGACCGGGCCGAGTTCGCCGACATCTTCAACGGCGTCGCCCCCAGCCTCAACGCCTTCAGCCGCTCCGACGCCGGGACGTGGCACTTCCGGGACATGACCAACCGCTGCGCATGGGTGCTCGGCGCATCCAGGACCGGAACGGTCGTGCCGGTCTTCAGCGACCGCTACCACAACATCGCGGGCCTGCCGTCCCTCACAGCCGGCGACACCCGGGCCACCGTGAACTTCGCCCAGTGGATCGGCGGCACCGAGGCGATCCTCTGGGTGAACGCCTCCACGGCCCCCGCCGACCTCGCCCGCATCGACGCATTCGCCGCCGCGTGCCTCTCCCTCGTCACCACCCGGAGCATTCCAGCGGCATGAGCCCCGTCTACGACTGGACCACGACTGGACCACAACTGGATACGACTCCGACGTCATCAGAGACGCTACCGAACGCGGTCCATCACCCGGCCGCAATGGTGTTCTTTGCGGCGTGGGTGCTTCCCAGGGGGCGGGTCGGGTATCACGACGCGCTCGCGCGGTTGATCACCACCCTCACCCGCTCCGACCTCGTGCATGTGGCGATCGGCTTCGGCGGGACCGTCTTGGACCCTGCTTTCCGGGGCAACCGCCTCTGGCCCGCCGCGGCCTTCTTCAGCCGCTACCCCGGACTCGTCTCCGTCCTGTGGGTGACGCTGGACCGGCCCCTCGACTTCCGCGGCGTCCCCCTCGCCCGGCCCAAGCCGGCGTTCCCCACCTTCGTCCGGTGGTGCTCGGGGGGCCGCACGCCCGCCCCGCATGACTGCGTCCAGACCGTCGCCCGCCTCCTGCGCGAAGCTGGCGTACCCGTTCCTCCCCGGATCACGAGCCCCCGGCGGCTCCGTGAATGGCTCCTCCCCCATGCCCGCGAAGCCCTTGCGTGATTACCCGCTGGATCGGCTGGACGCGGCCATCGAACTGCTCGCGCCCCGTTGCCCCGCGGCCTACGTCGCCGACTCCGAGGGGCTTTCAAGCGAGAAGCTCGTTCACCTGATGCTCTTCACCGCCGGCCGGCATTCCGTGCTCCGCGAGCTCCAGGAGGCCCGCGGCCTCATCGTCAATCCTGGGAGTGATGCCAATGTGTTTCGGTAGCCCATCCGCGCCGCCGCCCCCGCCGTCCCAGCCGGAAACGCCCCTGATGACGGACGCCGAACTCTCGGAAGCGGCCCGCAAGCGCCGGCTCCGCGACCTTCGGTTCTCCGGCGACTCCCTCCGCCGCGACGTGCCCCGCACCGCGCCCGCCACCGGGCTCAGCATCCCCAACCCCTGACCCATGCCCACCGACGCGACAATCAAGGCCCGCTTCGACGCGGACCACCAGGACCGTTTCGCCAACCTCGAGATCGCCCGCGTCTGCGCGTCGCTCACGAAGCCGTGGGTGCTCCCGCCCCAGCAGCAGCTCCCGAACCAGAAACTCCCCGAGAACTACCAGAGCGTCGGCAGCCGCGGCGTCACCAACCTCGAGGGGAAGATGCTCGCCGCGCTCTACCCGGCCGACGAGCCGTGGTTCGCGCTGCTGCCCGCCGCGGCGATCCGCTACGACCCCGACGTCGACCCGGCGATGCTCAATGCCATGCAGGAGGCCCTCTTCCGGCAAGAGTTGCTCATCCAGGCAACACTCGAGTCCGCGGGTGCCGGGTCCAAGGGTGCCAAGGCCCAGCGGCGCAGCGGCTTCCACAGCGGCAAGCGGTCGGTCATCAGCCAGCTCCTCATCTGCGGCGACGTGCTCGAGCACCTGGGCGACGACTACCGGATCAAGAAGTTCCGCCTCGACCAGTACACCACCCGCCGCGACTCCTCCGGCGACGTCCTCTACCACACGATCACCGAGACGATCGACCCCCTCACGCTCACCCCCGAGCAGATCGAGAAGGCGGGGCTGAGGAAGGCCGACCTGGAGGCGAAGGGCGTTGCCGACCGCATGGTCGACATCTACACGCTGGTCGAGTGGCAGCCGCTCAGCAAGACGTGGAAGGTCCGCCAGGAGGTCAACGGGAAGGAGATCGTCGAGTTCTCGGACCCGGTTTCGGCCTTCTTTTCGACGCCTTTCGAGCTCACGTCGGGGGAGCACTATGGCCGCGGCTTCATCGAGCTCAACCTCGGCGAGCTGCGGAGCCTCAACGAACTCAGCGAGCGCATCCTCGACTTCGCCGCGATCGCCAGCAAGATCCTCATCGCCAAGGACAACAACAGCGAGGTCCGCGACGAGGACCTCACCAAGCGAAGCGGCAGCATCATCCACGCCCGCGTCGCGGGCGGGGTGATCCAGGACCTGGCCGTCTTCCAGAGCCAGAAGCTGGGCGACTTCCAGATCGTTCACGCGACGGTCGACCGGCTGCGGAAGGACATGGGCGGCGCCATGCTCATGGAGTCCGAGGTCACGCCCCGCGGCGACCGCGTGACGGCCTTCCAGGCGAGCCGCGTCGCCGCCGAACTCGAAGGCGGACTGGGCGGCTTCTACGCCACCATCAACGACGATCAGCACGTCCCGCTCCTCCGCCGCACGATGTACCAGCTCAGGAAAGACAAGCTCCTGCCTGTCCTCCCCGACGACTCCGTCGAGGTCCAGACCCTGACCGGCATCGCCGCCCTCAGCCGCCAGGCGAGGGGCGGCCGCGTGCTCGGGTTCGTCGAAGCCGTCTCCAAGCTCGGCCCCGAGGCGATGGCCCGCGTCGACCCCGGCGTGTTGGTTGACGTGCTCAGGCGCTACGGTCGCATCGACGAGCCGGGCCTCGTCAAGACCCGCGAGCAGGCCCGCGCCGAGCAGCAGCAGGCGATGGCCGATCAGGCGTCGATGGCCGCCGCCGAGCGGGGCATCGACGCCGTGGGCACCATCGCCGAGAACGCGGCATCCGCCGCCACGCCCCAAGGAACCTGATTCATGGCCGAGACTCCCACGATTCCCCCCGCCATTCCCGCCGCGACCCCGCCGGAAACGCCCGCCGTCGCGCCCGGAAAGGGGCTCTTCGCGGGCAAGTACGAGACCGTCGAGGCGATGGAGCGCGGGTACAAGGAACTCGAATCCAAGCTCGGGCAGGCCAAGCCCGCCGAGGCCGCGGCCCCCGCCACTCCGGCCGCGACCGGCGAGCCCATGACGATCCCGGCGCCCGCCGTCCCCGCGGACGAAGCCGCCGACCTCGACGTCAACGGCATCCTGTCGAAGGCCGGCATCCACCCCCGCGACGTCGCCGAGCAGTGGGACGCCAACCGCCGCCTGACGGACGATCAGTACGCGGCCCTCTCCAAGGCCGGACACCCGAAGAGGCTCGTCGACTCCTACCTCGAGGGCCAGTACGCGGCCCACACGCTGCGGAAGCAGGAGCAGGGCCGAATGCGCGGCGAGGCCGCGGCTCTTGCCGGCGGCGAGGCGGAGCTGGCGAACCTTCTCGGCACCGCCGCGTCGTTCGTCCCCGCCGACGAGCTTGACGACATCAGGGAGCGCCTCGCCGACCCCAAGCGGTTCAAGGGCGCGATCCGCGACGTGCTTCACCACCACACGGCCCACGTCGGCGCTGCGGGCTCCGGCTCGCTCGTCCAGGGCGGAACCGCGCCCTCGTCGGCCGGGGCAATCGAAACGCCGTCGGAGTTCGCCAGGCTGTCCATCGCCGCGGCGAAGGGCGATCGATCCGCCATGCTCCGCATCGCCGCCACGCCCCAGTCCAGCATCAACGCCTGGGGTCGCTGAGACCTCCACCCGCCAAGGAGTCCACCTTGTTCCAGCTCGATCCCGCGTCCGCCCGCCAGCTCGAGGAGCTGGAGTCCACATACAAGATGACCCTTCGCGGCGACGCGACCGAGGCGGAGATCGTCGACAAGGTCACGGGCAAGGTCTACGCATCCGCCACCGTCTTCGGCAGCGGCGACGACGTCTCGCTGGTGGCCGTCCAGAAGGCCGTCCGCGTCGCCGCGGGCTCGCCTCGCCCCCAGACCATCGCCCAGATCGTCGAAGAGCGTGACCGCCTCCGCGATCGCCTCGCCGCCATCGAGGGCAAGGCCGCGGCTCCCGAGCCGAAGGCATCGCCCGCGCCGCCCGAGCCCGACGTCCCCCTGGAGACGCGCGACCTCCGCCAGCTCTTGAAGGCCAACGGCGTTCCGATCCCGGCCAACTCCGACCGCGAGGGCCTCATCGGCCTCGCCCGCGCCAGGAAGCTCCTGCACGTTCCCGCCGACGTCGGGGGCGAGGGCGACGCCGCCACTCAGTAAACCGAGCGTTCACCCTCTCCGCCTCGACCCCTCGCAAGGGCCGGCTTCACCGCCGGCCCTTGTCTTTCGGTCCGCCACGCACGCAGGCTCCGGCCCAGCGACGCGGCGCGCCGGGCTTTCCCGTCCGTGTTCGCCGAGCCCGCCGGCCCCTAGGCCGCGCGGACACCTCCCGATGCGACGCCAGCCGAAGCGTGGCCCCCGCGGGCTCCCCTCACGTTTCCATCGCAGCATTCAGGAGGACACCCAGTGTCCAGCAGCAACGCACAGCGTTTCCTCGCCACGGGCGCGGACGACACCGCCCTCGCACTCAAGATGTTCACCGGCACGGTCCTCGAGGCCTTCCGTGCCAAGAGCAAGCTCTGGCATGATGACGCCGGGGTCATCTCCAAGATGGTCATCAACAACGGCAAGAGTCACCAGTTCATCCTCAACGGCGACGTCCCCGTCGGCGAGTACCACACCCCCGGCGACGAACTCCTGGGCCAGGCCTACGAGTTCGACGAGGGCACCATCACGGTCGACCAGATCCTGGTCGTCCACTACGACATCCCGCTCGATCAGACGCGGATGTCCCACTTCCCGGTCATCGCGCCCAAGATGCGCGACCTGGGCGTGGGCCTCGCGATCGACCTCGACAGGAAGCTCTTCCGGGTGGGCGTCAACTCCGCCCGCAGCGCCGCCGTGACCAAGAACGGCATCACCATCCACAACGGCGGCAACCGCGTCGAGCGCGTGGCCGCCACCCTCGCCGCGGCCTACGCCGTCTCCGTGGCGGGAGCCCAGAACTTCCGCGACGACGTCGCGGCCCTGGGCCAGGCCATGAACGAGGACAACGTCCCCGAGGACGGGCGCAACCTGTTCATCGGTCCCTACATCCGCCGGGTGCTCGGCAAGGACCCGACCATCTTCGACAAGGACTACAGCAACGACAGCGGCGACATGAACGCCCGCCGCCTGCCCATGCTCGAGGGGTTCATCCTGCACGAGACCAACCACCTGCCGTCGACGAGCGTCACGGCGGGGCCGACCAGCCAGCGCGGCGACTTCACGGTGGCGGGGGCGTCCGGGCAGCCCGCGGCCTTGGCCCTCTGCGGAGCCCGTCAGGGCAACGGCGGCGTGGGCTTCGTCCAGAACGGCGACATCTACACCCACATGCACTTCGACGAGCGCCGCAACACCACCTTCATGAAGGCCCAGATCATCGGCGGCATGGGCATCCTCGCCCCCTACTGCGCCGGTGTCATCGAAGTCGACGACAGCTAAGTCGACGCCCAGTCAGCCTCTCTCCAAGGCCGGGCCGGGGGCAATCAATTCCGCCCCCGGCCCGGGTTTCTCCACCGTCTTTCCACACGCTTTCACCCCTCAATCGAGGTCCATTCCCATGACCGATCGCAATCGCAACATCTCCATCGAGACGCCGCCGCTCGATCCCGGCCGCGGCACGGCCGCCGGCACCGGCGTCGTCGCCGCCGAATGCGGCATTGGCGCCCTCCGCCAGACCGTCCTCACCCTCTCTTCCGTTTCCATCACCATGACCGACGCCGTCGCGGCGGGCTGCCACGGCAGCCAGAAGGTCTACGACTTCCCCGCGGGCCTCATCCACGTCATGGGAGTCGTCTGCGACCTCACGACCCTCGCCGGTACCGGCGGGATCACCGACACCTCGGCCGTCGTGGGGTCGGTGGGCACGGTGGCGGCGGCGACCGACAACGCCACCCTCACCACCACCGAGGCCAACCTCGCCCCTTCCTTCGCGGGCACGCTGGCCGCGGGGGCGGGCACCATGAAGAGCCTGAGCACCGCGGCGCTGATGGCCGCGGCGGTCATCGACGGCACCGTCACCGCGGTCGACGCCTTCCTCAACTTCGCCACCGTCGACGCGGGCTCGACGGCCAACGACACCCTCACGGTGAGCGGGACCATCACCATCACCTGGATCAACTACGGCGACGTCTAAGCAGAGGCGACGCCGCCCGAAAGGTCGGCGTCGCGCTTTCCAATGCCCGACACCCCGCCCCCGAAGCCGATCCTGAGCGAGGACCAGGTCCGAAGGCTCCTCAACTCCGCCGACAAGATCGACGACGTGCACAAGTGCCTGCTGGACCCAACGACGGGCGTGTGCGTCCGCGTCGACCGGGCCGAACATCGAATCGGCAACATCGAGGAGCAGGCCAACGACCTCCGAGACCGCTCCCACGACCACGCGAACAAACTCCTTTCGATCATGCACTTCGTCGAAGAACGAAGGAAAGACGTGGATCGCCGAGACGCCTGGCTTCGGGTCATCTTCGCGACCGGACTCGGCGGGTTCATCACCAGCCTCATCGCCCTCTGGAGGTCCTCAAACTCATGAAGACCATCGCCATCGCGTTGGCCGCGGCGTTCCTGTTCGCGGTGATCGGGGCGTGCCAGCCATCGCCGTTCAAGACCAAGGCGGAGCGGCCGCAGGCAATCGCCGAGCCCGAGCGGGCCGCGGCGGACCTCACGCCCCTCCCGGGCGAGAGCGTGGCCGAGACGCTCGCCCGCGGACTCCGGGCCATCGACGACGGGCTGAAGCTCGACATGGCGAAGGTGAAGGCCGCGACGAGGCTCGCCGAGGCCAAGGGGGCGGGCGAGGCCCGCGCCGACATGGCCGCGACGACCAAGGCGTGGACCGCGTGGGCGATGGGGATCATCGCCCTTGTCGGAGTCGCCTCGATCGTGTGCTCGTTCATCCCGTGGGCGGGCTTTCTCGGGCTGAGCGTCTCCGACGCCGTGAAGGCATTCGCCGCCGTCGCCGCCATCGGGCTCCTCCGCTATGCGCTCCTCCGCTGGGGCACGCTGGCGGCGGACATCGCCACCATCCTCGCCGTGACCGCGACGGCCGTCGCCGCCGCCGTGGTGGGCTACCCGTGGATCAAGGCCGTGCTCGCCCGCCGCGTGCGGGCCGACGGCGTCCGGCTCGCCGTCGAGCATCCCCGCGAGGGCACGGCGATCGTCGCCGCGGTCGACCCCAAGGTGAACCGCAACCGCAAGAAAGTGGTGCAGCTCCACGACGAGCGGAACTGGGCCGCGTCGGGCACGAACCCCAACCTCGCCGTCGTCAACGCCATCAACCAGAACCTCGCGGAGTTCGGATTCAAGCCATGACCACCACCCCCCAGAGCCACCGCCTCCGCCAGTGGTGGGAACCCCTCTTCGACGGGCAGGATTCGTCGCTCTGCGTGATCTCCGACAGCAAGGGGGCCGACGCCTCCGCCCAGGAGGGCACGATCACCCAGGGCCTCGCCCGCGCCCTCCCGTTCACCGTCACCAGCCGCGGCGGTCGCGGGTGCGGGAACGTGGGCCCGACGCACGCGATCAACACCGCCCTCTTCGGCCCGACCGGCGTCACCAAGGTCGACGCGGTCGACGTGGGCGCGCAGTTCGGCAACGGCGACTCCGAGTTCAACCCGCAGCAGGCGGGCGACTTCCGCTTCACCGGCAACGTCGCCGACAGCGCCACCCTCTTCAACTGGAACGCCAACAGCATCAACGAGGAGTCGGCGTCGACCACCGACCAGAGGGCGGTCTACAACCGCGGCTCGGCCTTCGACGGCCAGCAGTGCCACGCCCGGCTCGTCTACCGCGGCTTCCCCGACGTGATCACGCGACTGACCGTCTTCCGCCGCCGCGCCGGATCTTCTCTTGGCGCCGCCACACGCACATTCAACACCGCCGATCAGCTGCACTCCCTCGACGTCGACTGTCTGGCCTCCGCCGGTGAGCCGGGCATGGCCGCGATCACCTTCGCGGGCGACAACGAAACCGGCAAGAGCCTCCACACCATCTCGTCCCGAATCTTCCGCAGCAGCGGCGGGCTTCCCATCGCCGGGTTCGGGCTCATGGACTGGGGCCGCGGATCGTGGGCCGTCACCGACCACCTGCTGGCCGCGGGCGACAACCTCGAGGGAGAGTCCACCCCGCTCTGCTTCGCCACCTATCACGACCAGTTTCTCCGCCACACGGGCTCCCTCGCGGGCGACGTCGGCGGACCGACCCACTACCTCGTCTACATCTCCAACCGATCCCTCTACAGCACCGGCGGCACGACGGAATCCGCCCAGCTCTCGTCGGGCGTGGGCACGCTCACCCGCCGCTGGTACGGGCTGCTCATCGACATGCTGAACGCCCGCGGCATCGCCCAGAACGGCGTGGTGCCCCGCATCCTCCTGGTCAACACGGACTGGGGCGTGTCGAGCGGCGTCCGCGACGCCGAGACGATCTACACCACCCGCGCCACCGAGTATCTCCGTCTCTCCCGGGAGCGGCCCAACGTCTCCTTCGACAACCTATGGGCCCGCTTCGGGACGCCCGGGGCGACCACCAACAGCTGGTGGGCTCCCACGGACGGCGTCCACTTCATCTTCCGCACCGCCTACGCCGTCGCCCACAGCATCGTCGCCGCAGGCCGCGCCTCCGTGGACGCGCCCGGACTCGTACCCATCCGAAACCGCCCGTTCCGCTGAGGACACCCATGACCATCACCCGCGACTTCATCACCAACGCCGACGCCGCGCCCATGGTCCCGGTCTCGCTCACCGCCAACTGGATGCCCGCGATCACGAGCACCCTGGGCACGGCGGACGGAGCACCCGTCACCAACCCCAACACCTTCACGGACGACAACCACGTCAACCTCATGCGGGGGTCGAAGCGGGGCACCGCCGTCCGCGCCCGCATGGCCTACCCCGCGGCGATGACCGTGACCACTCCCCCGGCGATCAAGCTCTTCGGGCGGAGCGGGACCGATGCGTGGCAGATCCTGGAGAACCGCGACGGGGCCAGGACCGCCGCGCTGGCCGTCGCCGCCGACGACGCCAGCGACGGCACCTTGAAGTACACCCATCCCAGCCCCACCGCCCACTCCTGGGACTGCGACGGATGCGACGAGGTCAAGGCTTTCGTCGAGACCGCCCTCGCGGGCTCCGGCGGCACCATCGCCCTCGCCAGCGTCGAGCTGAAGATCATCTAAAACCATGGACAAACTCGCCGCCGTCAACCGCGTCTTGCAGAAGACGGGCAGGCTCCCGGTCACGGTCCTCGACACGAACGGCTCATCCATCGCGGGCATGGCCGAGCGGGCCATCGACATGGAGGAGCTGGAGATCCAGGCCCACGGGTGGCACTACAACACCCGGACCGACGTCGAACTCACGCCGGCGGTGGGCGGGCTCATCGCCCTCCCGGCGGGCACGCTCCATATCGACTCCAGCGGCGCGAGCGTCGGGCGGAACGTCGCCCAGGTCGGCGACTACCTCTTCGACCTCAAGGAGAACGTCAACACCTTCACCGAGTCGGTGCGGGTGACGTATTCCGTCCGCGTCGCCTTCGCGTGCATCCCGCTCCCCGTGCGCCTCTACATCGCGGCGGCGGCGGTGGCGAGCTTCAACTGCCAGTTCGGCGCTCCGTCTCGGCAGGGGAAGCTCGAAGACGAAATGGCGATGGCCCGCCTGAAGGCCCGCCAGTTCAACACCGACACCGCCGACGTGAACATCCTCGACACGGCGGAGATCCGCGCCGTCCGCGGCCACCGCGACAACCCCATGCGATATTTGGAGACGTAGACAATGCCCATCCTCGGACTGACCAAGCTCGGAGCCGTGAACGCGATCCTGGAGACGGTGAACGATCTTCCGTTTACCGTCATCGACAGCACGGGAACGTGGCCGAACCTCACCTACGGCGCGTCCATCGCGGGCCGGGCCGAGCAGATCCTCGACCGCGTGAGCCAGGACGTCCAGAGCCGCGGCTTCCAGGCCAACCTCGCCATCAGCAAGCCCTTCACGCCCGCGGGCTCGCCGCTGAAGGTCACGCTCCCGGTCGACACCCTCTCCGTGCGGGGCGCGGGACCGGACCACTTCCGCAACTTCGAGTTGCGCGGCGACTTCCTCTACGACCTCGACCGGCACACCGACCAGTTCGCCACCGCCGCGGTCATCCACCTCGACGTCGTGACCGAGCTGGAGTTCACCGTCTGCCCGCCGCGGCTCAAGCAGCTCATCGTCGCCGAGGCCGCGGTCGTCTTCCAGCGCCGCCACCGCGGTTCGCTGGAGCAGGACGCCATGCTCGGGCAGGAGCGGAACGCCGCCGAGGTCAAGGTCGACCGCCCCAAGCCGCGGCCCAACACCGATCCCGTCAACCCCTTCCCGCTCATGCCCTCGCCCGCCATGCAGCGGGGCGAGCGGGGCGGCGGGTAAGCCGTGGGCCGCGGCGAGGCCAAGCGCGGGATCGCGATCCCGATCCCGTCGCTCCACAACGGCGTCAGCACCCAGCCGCCCCACGTCCGGCTCGAGAACCAGGTCGGCGGCGCCACCAACGCCGCCTTCAGCGTGGTCGACGGATGCTCGCGCCGGCCGGGGACGTGGTGGGCCGGGGACGTCAACTACGGCGGGGCGACGGAGGCGCAGGAGGACTTCAAGCTCCACCCCATCGTCCGCGACCCCACCGAGAAGTACCTGGTCGTCTACGGCAGCAGCGCCCTGGGCGTCTCCGAGATCGACCCCATCACCAAGGTCGCCTCCGCGTGCACGGTCAACGTCACCGCCGCCGCGCTGGCCTACCTCAACCTCAACAAGCCCGCCCCCAGCGCCACGCCCTACGCCGACGAGCGGCTGCGGATGGTCACGGTCGCCGACACCACGTTCATCCTCAACACCACCGCCGCGCTCATTGAGCGGTCGGGGCAGGTCGCGTCGGCCTCCGTCGCCGTCGCGACCGTCCTCACCACGTCCACCGCCCACGGCCTCGCCACCGGCGACTCGATCTACGTCGAGGGGATGAACACCGTCCCCGACATCGACGGCCGCTTCGGTGGCTACCCCGTCACGGTCCTGAGCGCCACCACGTTCTCGATCCCGGTGCAGGTCACGGCGCCCGGCCTCGCCATCACGTCGAACACCGCCGCGAACCCGACCGTCGTCACCACGGCGGCGCACGGCTTCACGACGGGGCAGACGGTCAACATCACGGGCCAGTCGGGAGTCGTCTCCATCAACGGCCAGCGGGTCGTGACCGTGCTGACGGCGACGACGTTCACCGTGCCGGTGGATTGCACCGGCGGCGCGGGCACGGGCGGATTCGCGGCGACGCTCGGGACGTGGGCCGACAACCAGCCACTCGCCTCCAGGCTGTTGGTGAAGATGACGCGGACCACCCCGCGCATCGGCGCGACCCCCGCGGTCTTCGACGTCGACCTCATCGCGTGGAACGGACGCGAGAGCGGCACCCCAACGACGAACCCATTCCCCACGATCTTCCGCCGCGGCCACGCGATCCATGACATCCGACTCTGGAACGACCGGCTCGTCATCGTCGGGAGCGACCGCGTCGTCATGAGCCAGTCGGGGCAGTACTTCCAGTTCTTCGCCGCCGACGCCACGAACCTCGTCGACTCGGACCCCATCGACGTGGGCGTCCCCTCCGACGACGCGGGCTCGCTCGACTTCATGGTCCCCATCCGCAAGTCGCTTTTCCTCTACAGCGACACCGGGCGGCAGTTCGAGCTCGCGGCCGAGAACGGGGCCTCGCAGGCGAACGTGGTCATCACGCCGACGACCTCATACGCGACGGGGCAGGTCCGGCCGGCCGTGATGGACCCCTCGATCTT